GACGAAAGAAATCGCGGAGAGGAAAAAGGTATACACTCCCCTGAAAGAAGAATCCCGGCGTCTGGAAGTTGCATCGGATAATGTGTACAGCATCTTCCGAAAAACCAATGAGATGAAATCCGACCTTGCATGGAAACGCGAGTGGGAGGCTAGAGTCCGCGAAAAGGCAAGGCAGGAGCAGGTTCGACAGGAACAGCGCGTACGTCAACCGAAACGTAAGAAGCGCAGCTATGATGTGAGCCTGTAATCAGCAGGGTCTTCCACCCCGCACCCCGGAACCCTGCCGGATGCGTAAGCCCGTGCAGGACTTTCCCATTCGGCAGGGACTTTTGAAAACGATTAGGAGGAAGTTTGAGTAAAGAGTACATCAAGGCACAAACCCCACTACCCGCTTATTTCCCTTATCCGAAATTTCTGCTGCAGATGAGCCTTTCCCATACGGCACGATTGACGTATGTTCTGTTGCTGGACCGCATGACCCTTTCCCAGAAGAACGGCTGGGTGGATGCACAGGGCCGGGCATATGTGCTCTATCCGTTGGCAGGGCTGGCAGAAGATCTGCAGAGCAGCATTTCCAGTGTCACCCGTGCCCTGCGGGAACTGGAAGCCGCACGGCTGATCGAACGGCGGTCCAATGGCTTTTCCAAGCCAAACCAGATATTTCTCGGCGTTCCCCGGACTGCGCAGAAATGCGCAATCGAGATGGCCCAAAATGAGCAGCCCGATTGCTCAAAAGTGAGCAATACGGTTGCGCAAAACTGCACACCTAACCAAATAAATAAGAACAACCTAAGATTGAACCAACTGAGTAGAACCAAAGAAGCATATGGGCGATATCGGAATGTCTATCTGGAAGATTATTCAGAACTGAAAATGGAAATTGCAGAGTTGGATTCCCTGATTGATGACCTTTCAATCTATATGCAGTCTACAGGCAGGAAGTACGCAGACCATGCGGCGACCCTGCGCAGCTGGTCGGCACGGAAGAAAAGACAACAGAAACCGGGAGCAGGCATCCCGGACTATACCTACAACAAGGAGGAAAGTTTATGACGGAAACGATCCAGACAGCGATGGACAGGCTTATGACGATCTCTGTGGAACCGCAGGACTATGTTGCAGAAGATGGGCTGCTGTACTGCGGCAGCTGCAAAACTCCCAAGGAAGCGTTCTTTCCGAATGGCAAAAAACTGTTTGGGCGTGACCGCCATCCGGCTGAATGCCGGTGCAGGCAGGCTACAAGGGAAAAGCAAGAGAAAGAAGAACGTGCAAGGCTGCATTACGAGAAAGTGCAGCGGCTGAAGCTGCAGGGCTTTACCGACTGGGGGATGCAGCACTGGACATTTGCAAACGATCACGGGCAAAATCCACAGATGCAGCTGGCACAGCGGTATGTGACCCACTGGCCGGAAATGCGGGAAAAGAATGTGGGACTGCTGCTCTGGGGCGGTGTTGGTACAGGCAAGAGTTTTATGGCGGGTTGCATTGCCAATGCCCTGATGGAACAGGAAGTGGCCGTCTGCATGACGAATTTTGCCCGAATCATGAATGAACTGAATAATGCCTTTTCCGGGCGGAATGAAGTCGTGGACAGGCTCTGCGGCTATCCGTTGCTTGTCATTGACGATTTCGGCATGGAGCGGGGCACGGAATATGCGCTGGAGCAGATTTACAACATTATCGACAGCCGTTACCGCAGCCAAAAACCACTGATCGTCACCACGAACCTGACCCTGACGGAGTTGAAGAACCCGCAGAATACCGCACACGCCCGTATCTATGACCGGCTGCTGGAACTGTGTACCCCGATTGCCTGCACAGGCCCCAGCATGAGAAAGGATATAGGACAGGCAAAATTGAACTTGCTGAAAGCACTTCTGGCCTGAATGGGAGGAACGCAATTGAAAGAAAACGGTACAATGAATTGGCTGGCGCAGATCCGCCAGATGAAGAACCGGGACATCCGCACGATTGAACAGTCTGAACTGCAGGAACTGCAGCAGGATGCAGTGGAACACGGATTGCCACAAGAGGAAAGGCTGAAAAAGCTGCTGGATAAGGTCCGAAATCCTTACTGCTATCTGGACAATGGAATTATTGTAAAGCTGAATTTTGCACCAAGAGGGTGCAGCACACTGTCTGAGCGCATTGGCAGGTGCTTTCAGTCTGCCAGCTGAAAAGGCAGAGAAGCTTTCGGCAAACTGCTGAAAAAAACGCAGAAAAATTTCACGCTTTAATGCGATAAAGCGATAGACAAAAGATGATGATTCTGGTAAGCTGTTTACGGGTAAGAAGATAGGAATGTGCAAACTGAGCAGAACCTGCTCGGTAGGCTTGTTCTACATAGAAAATGTGGAGCCTTTCGCTTCTCTGACGAACAGTATTGCCGATTCGTTAAGGAGGTGGAAGGCTTTTGTTATACCCGGATATAAATTTGCAGAAGAGAACACAGCAAAATACAACCCGATACCGTACAGCCTTGTACTTACGCTTATCTCGTGAGGATGGCGATAAGACAGAGAGCGACAGTATTGCAAACCAGCGTACCTTGCTGGAAGCCTATACTGCAGACCACCCGGAACTGTGCATCGTGGATGAGTTTGTGGACGATGGCTACTCCGGCTCAAACTTTGAACGACCTGCGTTCCAAAGGCTGTTTCGGGAACTGGAACAAGGAATCATCAACTGTGTTCTGGTGAAAGACCTGTCCCGCTTTGGACGAAATTACATTGAAGTGGGGCGTTATCTGGAACGTATTTTCCCGGTCATGCGGGTCCGGCTGATTGCAGTGACGGATAATTATGACAGCCAATCTGCGTGGAAGACCAGCGATTCCATCATGGTCCCGATGCGAAATTTGCTCAATGATGCCTACTGTCGGGATATTTCCGTCAAAATCAAGAGTCAGCTTGCGGTAAAGCGGAAGCGCGGCGATTTTGTGGGAAGTTTTGCAACCTATGGGTACCAGAAGGACCCCAGCAATCATACCAAGCTGATCGTGGACGAACTGGCAGCGGAAACAGTGCAAGATATTTTCCGCTGGAAGATCAGTGGCATGAATAATCAGAGCATCGCAGACCGATTGAATGCGAAAAAGGTGCCGTCCCCGGCTGCGCGAAAGCTGCAGAGCGGTGCAAAGCTGAGCCTGCATTTCCGCAAGAGCGATGAGCCGCCGTGGTCTGCCAAGGCAGTGGACCGCATTCTGCACAACGAGGTCTATATCGGGAAGCTGGTGCAGGGAAAGACCCGGCGACTGGATTATCGCTCCAAAAAGAAAATGAATGTGCCGATGCGGGACTGGGTAATCGTGGACAACACTCATGAAGCAATCATTCCGGCAGAGCAGTTTGAACTGGTGCAGCGGATTCTGGAAACCGAAACCCGCAGGCCAAACGATGCCGAAACGGTGGCCCTGTTTGCAGGCTTTCTCTACTGTGGGGACTGCGGCAGTCGGCTGGTACGCAGGTCGGCCAGCTATAAAAGAAAGCGGTACATCTATTATCAGTGCTCCGGCAGCAAACAGAACAAAGGCAGCTGCACGAGCCATAACCTACGGGATGAAAAGCTCTATAACATTGTGCGGAATGCGCTCCAGATGCAGATCCAGATTGTGATGGAGGAAGCAGAATTTGTGGAAAGCATCCGGCAGGCCCAGCAGGAACCCTACCGTGTGCGGCGCATTGAACGGCAGATTCGGCAGCTGACTGCAGAAAAGACCCATACACAGGGCATTAAGGAAAAACTGTATGGGGATTATGCAGACGAAATCCTCACACGGGAGGATTTCCTGAACTACAACGAACTGTACAGCAAGCGAATCGAAGAGTATGACCGCAAAATTGAGGAACTGGAGGCGGAACAGCAAAATTTACAGACTGCCCCGAATGCGTATCCATTTCTGGACGTGTACCGTAAGTATCGAAAATTGGAAGAAATCACC